ATTTTTGAGTGTTGTTACGTCTACAGCCATAGTGATTCCTTGTGCAATATATTATTTATCGCTATTTGATTGCTTTAAGGATCACTGTTTGCTCGTTAAATCTACCATTCATCTTTATTTCAACACCTTTGATGTTATCTAAAAACTTGCGCAACTGTACTTTACCTGCCTTGTTGAATTCTGCTAGTTGCTGTTCAGGTTTACGCAATGTTTTTGCCACGCTTTGTTTTGTATCAAAGAATTGCAGTGTTGTGCCTTTGACTTGTAGTGTTGCGTGTTCTTCTGCAACATACTTGCCAATCTTGCGGGTCTTTGTGTTAAACACCCATAGCTCTGTAGCACCAATAATATCCACAGGGTTTATGCTGGCTACTTTATACTTTTCGTCGGTTACACAATACTTGATTTTTGTAACCAACTTGTCAGCACTCTTAGGCTTAGGTGATCTAGTCTTACGAGTTGCTTTGCTTTCTGCTGTAATAAGATCACAAGCACCAACAATGCCTTGGAACAGTGTCACACCACGTTTGATGGCTGCTTTGTCCAAGTGTGCATAACCTTCACGCAAGTCTTCTTCCTGTTCACGAGCAGGTTGCTGTAGCATTGTATACTCTGCAAGCGGACCTTCGTAGAACGCACGGATATGTCTTGCATGTGCCTGATTAACATTCAGTTTACGAAACAGTTTAACAGCATCTAAACCTTTGAACTTGTCTGGATTGTTAATGTAGTCATCAACTGCTTCTTCAATTTCAGCAATAATGTTTCCACTTGCTTCCTTGATACGTTCTTGGATGCTAGGCACATAAACATTTTTAGGCTTCTCTGCTTCTACTGCTTTAATCTCTTGTACAATAGTTTTGCCTTTTGCAGCAAGTTTGTCAATAAAAAACCCTTCCATCCAATGCACAGTATCTTCAGGCACCAGGTCTGCTTTATCGTTGTTGATATAATGACAAAATGTTGCAACATGACTGTACGCAATTGCACTATCACTGTTCTTAAAGATAGCCTGCGCAGTTTCTTTGTCATACTTCTTTTTAACGTACTGCTTGATGATAGGCATATATTCTTTTTTGTCTACATCAAAGTGAAAGAAATCCTTTGCACGTTTGTAGTCATCCAACGGTGCAGCACCAGCGCCAGTGGTTTTACGGCGAGCCTTGGGTGCTTTTTTACGCTTGATAGGTTTACCTTTAAGAGCGGTTAATGCCATCTTTTAAAAACTCCATTTCCATTTGTGTTTCGAAGATACTTATATCAACTTGTTTGATCTCAATCATCTTTTCGATCAAGTCAAGTGTTAGATTCTTACTTACGTCATTGCGAACACCATGTGCAATTGTCTCAAGGTCTTCGATATCTTTTAATAGTTCATGCATTACACAACCTTTCCGTTAGCAACAATAGAGGACAACATCAAGCGAACCTGATTCAAGCGACTCTCTAACTTGCGGATAACTTTTGCGTTATTAGTAGTAGCAACTTCTTGCATGATAAACGCAGGAAGCAAACGCAACTGTCTACTAACAACTGTTTGCTGATCTTCTGCGCTAAGTGCTACAACAAAATCTTTAAACTTTGCGTTACTAACCATAATGTATCTCTCCTTAATTTCAACTTACTATATTAATATACACTATCTACAGTATGCGTCAACCTAAAAAATGTCAAAAAAAAAGTAAAAAAAGTGAAACAGATAGGTTGACAGACCATATAAACCTGTTATTATATATGTATAGTTAGAAACAAGGAGAGAGTAAATGGCTTATATTGATACAAAAGATGTTAAAGCAATCCGCGAAGCACTCAAAGCAGAGTTTGGTAAAGACTTTAAGTTCAGTGTAACACGCGAGCATTACAGCAGTGTGCGCATCAGTATTATGAGCGGTGTTGAAAACTTCTATGATGGTAGCATGGACACCACTGACAAGTACTCAGGTCGTGTAAGCCAGTTCAATGGTTATGAGCAGATCAATCATTATCATACACACTTTTATGGTAAGCATGAAGAACTGTTCAACAAGATTTCAGAGATTGCACACACTGCACCTGGTCTTGCTGGTGGTAAGGAATACTTTTGTGAGGACGACGTAATGACTGATTATTTTAGTCGTGCTTACTATGTTTCAATTAATGTTGGTAAGTGGGATAAGCCCTACGAAATCAACATAGAAGGTCAGCGCCGGACCTTAAAGATTGCGGCGTAATTGGATGTGAGAAGACAAATCTGCATCCGCCAGAAAGGTATTGGGTCAAACTATACAAACAACAATGACTAGATTATAGATAGCCTTACACACTTAAATGATAGAAGGCTATCTTTTTATACCAAAGGTAAAAAATGTTAAGATTTGATGATTTAAAATTTGTCGACGACCCTGACGGTTTGCCTTTTGCAAGAGCAAGAGTAAACTATGAACTGTATGAACTAAGTGTTGTTAAAGGAACTGCCAAAACTTTATATGAGGCTGCTATTCTTACAAACAAAGGCTGGGCCAGACTTCCGGGTATCAATGAACATGATGATGTAGTGCCCTACTTGAGTCCAAAAAAAGTGACTGCAATAATGGTTAAACTTTCCAGTCTAACTATGCACCCAGGCGAAATACTCTAACCATAAATACATAGTATTTTAGGAGTAATAAGTTGCCTCGCATTAGTATGTGGCAGAATGGTGCCCACACAAACGATTTCAAATTTTTTGATAAAAGAATCCACGAAATGTTTACAGTTGGTGGCACTGGAATCAATGTACACAAGTATGTTGGTATCATAGATCAAGGTGCCAGTGATGATGCAAGTCAACCTAGAACCACCGAAGATGATCCGCTGGCTATCCAAGACTTTTTGTTTTTAGAAAACAGAGATCGCAAGTACGACAGTGATGTATATAATTTGCGTGGCATTTATAATGTAGCAGATACAGACTTTGATCTCAGTCAGTTCGGACTATTTTTAAGCAACGATACAGTTTTTATTACATTTCACTTGAATGAAATGGTAGAAGCAATGGGTCGCAAACTTATGCCTGGTGATGTACTTGAATTACCTCATCTCAAAGATTATCACAGTTTAGATACCAGTTTAGATCTTGCGCTAAGTCGTTATTATGTAGTGCAAGAAGGCACCCGTCCTAGCGAAGGTTATAGTCCTACATGGTGGCCGCATTTGTGGCGTGTCAAGTGTACACCACTTGTTGACAGTCAAGAATACAAAGATATCCTAGACAAGATACAAGTTGATCCAAGCACAGGCGAAGAGACTTCAAGCACACTGCGTGATTTGTTGAGTACCTATCAAAAAGAACTAGAAATTACAAACAAAGTTGTTGAACAAGCAGAAAATGAAGTACCCGAAAGTGGATATGATGTAAGCAAATATTATGTTGCACCTGTAGACGAAACAGGCAATCCACTTGAACCAACAGGGCATAGAGCAGATGAAAGTGGACTTAGTACAGACAGTGAAGTACAAGATGCAAGTAACACACGCATCACTCCACAAAATGCAAATGCCTACAGTGGATATCTTGTGGGTGATGGACTTGCACCAAATGGATTTCCTGTCACAATGGGAACTAGTTTCCCTACAAATGCAGTTGAAGGTGAATATGTATTGCGTTTAGATTTCTTGCCAAATAGATTGTTTAGATTGACTGGTTCACGTTGGCAAAAGGTTGAGGATGATGTACGCCGCAACCCAACACCAGGTGCTGCAGGACAAAAGAGTCTGAAGAGTGGATTTATCAACAACACAGACACAACAACACAAGATGACAACACTGTGATATCACAGCGCCAAGCACTTAGTAAAGCACTTGAAATACAAGAGGATGATGGTTAATGCCAGTTCAATTTTTTTACGATGAGCAAGTAAGACGTTTCCTATTGCAGTTTATTCGTGCGTTCAGCAACTTCCAAGTTGAATATGGCAAAGACCGTGATGGTAACACCACACTGGTCACAGTACCTGTGCGCTACGGAGATGCCACAAGGCAGGTGTCAAGCATCATGCGCGGCAATAGCGAAAATGCTGTTATTCCTACTCCAATGATGAGCGCATATGTTACAAACTTTGAATATGCTCGGGAGCGTATGCAAGAGCCATATTGGGTTGATAAAAAGCATATTCGTATGCGTAAATATGATCAGGACACAGGGCAATACACCACCGAACAAGGTAATGCTTTCACAGTGGAAAGATTGATGCCTGTGCCATATGATTTGAGCATGAACTTAGACATCTGGACATCAAACACCACACAGAAGTTACAGTTACTAGAACAGATACTTGTACTATTCAATCCTGCACTAGAAATACAAAGCACCGATAATTATTTGGATTGGGGTAGTTTGAGTTACATCAACTTAGAAAATACCACTTGGAGTAATCGCACTGTTCCGGTTGGAGTTGACGAAACTATAGACATTGCAACACTTAGTTTCAAAATGCCCATATGGTTAAGTGCTCCTAGCAAAGTTAAAAAACTTGGTGTGGTTACAAAAATTGTTGCCAGCATATATGATGACAACGGTGGTATAGCTGATGGTGTTATTGATGGTCAAATTCTTATGGGTGAGCGGATGAAATTTACTCCAATGAATTTTGGCGTGTTGATGTTAGGAAACACAATTCAGATTATTGATAGAAATGAAACTGTCACTAATAAGGTAAATGGTACAATACTAAATGATCCTCCAACCAAAGTAGGTACTGATGACACCAGTTGGCGTGCGTTAATAAATCAATATGGAGAACTTCAAGCAGGTGTAAGTCAAGTGCGATTAGATACTCCAGTAGGCGAAGTAGTTGGAACAGTTGCGTATCATCCAAGCAATGATTATCAATTGCTGTTTACTGTTGACAGTGATACAATACCTACAAATGATTTAACCCCTGTAGACAAAGTGATCAATCCTCTTAAGGTTGCACCTGGGGCAGGACTATCAGCAAATGCAATAGGACAAAGATATATTATTTTAAACAGCATTGGCGACACAGATAATACAGATGGCCCTGATGCTTGGAAAGACAGTGCAGACAATGACTTTTATGCAAGTGCAAACGACATCATTGAATATGATGGTGTGCGTTGGAATGTGGTATTTGACAGCAGCACCGAAACGGGTGTACACTATGTAACTAATACCACAACAGGAATTCAATATAGATGGACTGGCTCAAATTGGGTCAAGTCTTGGGAAGGTGAATATCAAGCTGGCGAATGGAGCATCGTAATCTAAATCGCAGTGTAGGAACGCTGTTTTACGCTATAGAAACACAACGCTATATGTTTTTATTAAGAAGTGCTAGAAATCATGACAGCACTTGGGGATTCTGTAGCGGAAAAGTTGAACAGGGTGAAAGCGATATACAAGCACTAGAACGTGAAATTATTGAGGAACTTGGTTTTCAGCCTAATGTTTCCAAACACATTCCTGTGGAAACGTTTACAAACAACCGCAAAGGATTCACATTCCAAACTTATGTAAGCATTGTGGGACAAGAATTTGTACCTAACCTAAACAAAGAAAACAAAGGATATGCCTGGACTGTGATAGAAAACTATCCCAAACCACTTCATCCGGGTGTATACAACACATTAAATGCTGATGAAATTATGGCTAAATTTAAAACTGTTCAGTCTATCTGGCAATAGCACCCAGTTGTGCTTCACTGATGTATTGTCTATAATCAAGTTGTCTAAAGTTTCTACACCAATTTAAATCATCTGGATACAGACTGCTGTTTGTATCACACACACGCACAAAATCTGTGTCAGGATATGTGTTCATGAGTCTTACCAATGTGTCTGTAAACTTTTGATTTACGCTGTCTACATCATTTACTTGCTGATATCTAGTGTTTGTATCATAATAGATGTTTTCGGTGCCTTGT